TGATGAAGGCACTTGGAAGCTTCCTAAGTCTATTTGGATAAACCAATTGGGCACTTGGCGTGTATGTAAGAATGTATATGTCAACTCAGGTGGTGCTTGGAAAGAACTCATTAAGACAGTTGACTTAATAGATAGTCAAAACAACTTTAACTTATATGAGTATTTAGGTAGTCCAACGGAAGCATTGTCTGTTATATTTAACATACCAGCGGAAGCGGTTATTTCATCTTATGATGCGCCACGTACTTACAACATACCAGCAAGAACCAACGCTTTCACAGTCGGTAACTTCCCGTCTGGTTCAACTGTGCTCATTAACAACAATGGCTACATATCAGGTGGTGGTGGATTTGGTGGATCAGGCGCTGGAAAACAATCTAATGGTATTTATAATACACAGATTCCTGGAGCTAGAGGTGGTGATGGTAGTTATGGAATTGTAAAAGGCAGTTCTAATAGCTTTGATATAACTATTGTTAACACAGGCACTATTGCTGGTGGTGGCGGTGGAGGAGGTGGAGCTGGTAGAATTGATGGAGGTGGTATTTCTACAAGTTATATCCCTGGAGCTAATGGTGGTTATGGGGCTGGTATTACTGGCTATTCTGATTCAATAGGTCAGTTAGGCACAAAAAGCCCATCTTTTAACCCAAAAATAAGTGGTAACGGAGGTAATTGTGGTCAAAATGGCACTGCTGGTGGTGGTTCAGGTAGCACAGCATATGGTGGTGGACCTGGTGGGTTAGGCAAATTTGCTATTAATACAGATGGTATAGATATAGCGGTTTCTGGAACAATTTTAGGTGGAGTAGGTTAATGACAATGAAACGAATTTCGATGGGAGAGTGGACACCAGATCTTCCCGGCACAACAGGAACAGAAACTAACAACTTAGCTGATGCACGTAATGTGTACCCTAACAATGTAGGGTATAGTCCTTTTCCTACAACAGTTTTGGTATCCCCATTAGCAGACCAAGACTTAACTGCTGTATACTCTGGTAAAGACTCAGCATTAGTACAAACATTTGCTGGTAGTGACCAAAAGCTATACAACATATATAGCACTGGCTCTCCTGTATCAAGAAGAGCAATTACCTACTCTGGTGACTTCGTTATTGATGATGCTAGTAGAGAGTCATCACCATATAGTATATCTCCAGAAGCATGGCACTTTGAGCAATTTGGTAAGAGAGTGTTGGCTTGTAAGAATAATAATATAATACAAGAATGGACAATGGGTGAGTCTGTTAAGTTTAAAGATTTAAATGAAGCTCCAACTGCAAAGTGCATGAGTATTGTGAGAGACTTTGTGGTGGCTGGTAACATTGACTCTGGTGATGCTCCAAACTTAGTAAAATGGAGTGATTTAAATAACGAAGAGAATTGGGAATCAGGTCCACAGTCACAGGCTGACTCTCAATATATTGCAGATGGTGGTGCAATTGTCAACATAACAGGTGGTGAAATAGGTATTATCTTTTTAGAAAATGCAGTCTATAGGATGTCATATGTAGGCTCACCTTTATTCTTTCAGTTTGATAAAATATCTACTGTTGGTTGTTTTGAAGGTAAGAGCTGTATTGAGGATAACGGAATAAGTTACTTCTTATCTAATGATGGTTTTTATCAGACTGATGGTAATACTGTAACAGCTATAGGTACAAATAAAGTAGACGAGTTTTTTCTAGCTAATGCTAATTTACAAGAATTGGTTACTATGTCGACAACAGTACACCCTATCTATAAATTAGTAATATGGAATTATTCAGATAACTTTGGTAAAAGACAAAACTTAATCTACCACATAGAGTCAGGTAGGTGGTCAAGAACAGAAACGCTAGCAACTAGTGTAGGCAATATAGCTACAATGGGAACTGACTTAGAAAAGCTAGGTGTATTATATCCTAAGCTTGACAAAGATGTACCAGCACCATTGGACGATAGGGTATGGATGGGTGGTAAGTATGTATTTGCTGGAACTCAAGGTAAACAAATGGTTTCATTTACAGGTGTTTGTGCAGACCCTAGACTAGAAACATTAGACATTGAGGTTGGCTATCAGTCAGTTATTACTCAAGCTAGACCTATTATTGATAATGGACAAGCTAACATTTCAGTTGCATCAAGACAAGCATTAGACGATACAATCGAATTTGGTCCTGTATCTGTACCTTATGAAAATAGAAACAATTTAAGATCAGGTGGTAGATACCATAGAGTTAGAGTAGAACCTGTAGGTGAAAACTGGACAACAGCTATTGCTACTGACTTAGATATTAACCCTAGCGGACAGAGATAATGTATAAAAAGCTAAGTAACACAGCAACACAAAGAGAAACAGCAGAAGTTGTTAATAGAATCTTAGATGGTGGTATTAATAGCATTGGTGAGATAAGATTGTATCCAGGTTCTAATGAGTTATTAAATGAAAGACTTGGATATGATTCAATTATCTTATTTAGTGCTAAAAATGCTGGAGCTTTCTTACCATATACATTAAGCAGAGAGAAAGGTAGGGCAAGTATTGGTTATGACGGAGAAAACAACTCCGACTTTTATTATGTTATATTTGGCTAAAAATTATATAGGAGCAAGGATGAAACTAAAGTTATTTGCAGTACCCACACATTTAATACAGAATTGGTGGGATAAAGCAGAACCACAGATTTCCAAAGCATTTGAAAAAGGAAGTGACGAGGTACGGCCAGACGAATTAAGGATGCAAGTAGCACAAGGTCAACAACAGTTATTAATGGGGATGAACCCTGAAACTAACGAATGCCATTGTGCATGGACTGTACAAAGTATTATGTATTGTAGAGAAAAAGTTGCTTATATAACATATATTGGTGGCAGAGACACAAGGCATGTTTGGGATGAGTTTTTAGAGTGGTGTAAATTAACAGGACACACAAAAGTACAAGGCAGCGTTAGAGACGAATCAATAATGAAACTATGGGATAAGTTATACGGAATGAAAAAGAAATACACAACAATGGAATATTCAATTAACCAAAAGGAACAAAAATGATTATCAGCATGAAAATTAAATTATATAACTGGCTAGCCAAAGACTTAGGTAAGCTAGGTCGAGAGGGTGATACAGAGCTTGCTCATGTCAATCCTTTTGAACAAAAGCTACTTAAAGCTGTTGGCGGGTCAGGCACTATTAACCCCATCACAAACTTAAAAGAGTTTAAAGGTGGCGGTGGTGGCCAAAGCCAATCATCTTCTAACGAAATTGACCCTATGTTAAAACCTTACATTTCATATGGTTTAGATGAAGCTAAAGACTTATATAATAATGGCGCACCTGAATATTTTGCTGGTAACACTTATTTAGGGCCAAACCAAGCTCAACAAGATGCAATGGCTATGATGACTAACCAAGCAAACGCTGGTAGTAATGTACTAACAAACTCTTCTGCATTGGCTAATCAAACATTAAATGGTGATTTCCTAAACTCTGGCAATCCTTATCTTGCACAAGCAACACAAGCTGGAGCTGATGTAGCTACAGACCAATACAATAAAGCAATGCAAAATACAAACAGTCAGGCTTCACTTTCTGGAAGATATGGCAGTAATGCTCATGCAAATCTTGCAAGTGATAACTCACAGAATCTAGCTAACGCATTAACTAATCAAGCTGGAACTATGGCCTATAACAATTACAACGCAGAACGTCAAAACCAAATGAATGTAATGGGAAATGCTCAGAATATAGCTGGTAATGATTATTATGGTGCTAATCAATTGATGAATGCTGGTAATCAACAAGCTGGATTCGATCAAGCTAAGTTAGACTCTGAGATTGCTCGACACGACTATGGTCAGAACGCACAACAAATGCACTTAAACAACTATCTCACTGCTGCTTATGGCGCACCAGGTGGTTCTCAAACAACAACAACTTCAAGTGGGGGTGGTAAATAATGGCTTCAGGAATGTTAATGGGTGCCGGTTTAGGTGCAGCAACAAGCATGGCTACAGGGCAAGACCCACTTAAAGGTGCTGCAATTGGCGGTGCAATGGGTGGTATAGGTGGTGCAATGAGTTCAGCTCCAACAGCCGGAAGTGCCGCATCACAACAATTTGCTCAAGGTGGTTTTGTCAACCCAGCTTTAACAAGCGGAGCGGCCGGAAATGCTGCTTACTCAGGAGCTACATCAATGATGACAAATCCAGGTTTAACTGAAACTGCTAGTTCTGGTATGTTTGGTGGGTTAGGTGATGTAGCATCAAATGCTATGGATGGCTTTACAGATATGACTGGCATGACAGGACAAGATCTAGGTGGTATGGCATTTAATAAAGGTGTAAGTGCTTTATCTCAACCTCCACAGCAACAACCTCAATTAAATGTACCACAAGCAAGTATATCAAGACCTCAATTCCAACCTGGGATGCAAGGTGGTGGTATGCTAACT